TTGCAGGCAGCATGAGTTGCCTAGCACAGCACAGTACAATACAGAACAGAACATTACAGAACACGACAGTACACGACAAAACATTTCATGTTGTCTGCAAGTGTTACCAGAACACCTAAAACTTACGTTTGAGACGCGGCATAAGCCGCAGAAAATAACATATGACAGTACAGCATATCACACAGCAGCACAAAATAGCACATAACATTGCATCACAACGTTCATGACGCGCCTCGAGCGAAAGCTTAGACCAAAACAAAAAAGGAGAACACAAATTATGACAAAGAAGGAAGAAACACAGGTTATCGAATTGAAACCGTTAAGCATCAAACAGGCAAGAATTACTATTGCAGGTGATGGGGACCTGGTGCTTAACAAAATGAATGATTGTAACGCCAGGAAGCTTACCGACGAGAGAAAGAACAAGGCTAAGGACACAGCAGCTACAAATGTGTGGGAAGAAGTGATCACATCTATGCACTGGTATGGTGGAAAGCCTACAGACTTCACAGAGGAAGGTTTGAGAGAAGCACTGACCAACAATGCACCGTGCATTACAGCATTTGGCTTGAAAAAATCATTTGGACAGGCTGTTGTTCAGAACAAGATTGACACTTACGCAACTAAGTTCAATGCCGCTGTAAATGTCATTGCGAAGGGCAATCTGGTTCCAATCAAGTTTGCAGAGCATTTCATTGATGAAAAGCTTATGTCACCAAAGAAAGGTGCTCCAGTACTTGTACGGCTGAATAGATTCAGCGGATGGAGTGCAACATTCACCATTCAATATACAGAGAATGCGTATTCTCTGGAACAGATTTTAAACATTATTCGTCTTGCAGGTTTTGGAAATGGAATTGGAAGCGGAAGAACTAGCGGTTACGGTCGCTACCACATCGAAAGTGTGGAGGGATGAACGCAAGAGAGGAGTTTTTTAGATGATTCTAACATGCTTAGCCAGCGGCAGTTCTGGTAATTGCTATGTTTTAAAGGATAACAAAGGCAAGATGCTTCTTCTTGATGCAGGAATCCCGATTATGAAGATCAAAAAAGGATGCGGTTGGAAGGTATCTGATATTGTTGGATGCGTTGTCACACACAAGCACAGAGATCATTCGGAAGCAGTAAGCGATCTGGAAGAAATGGGAATCCCAGTCTACAAACCTTATGAAAACAACTCCTATATCGGTGGATATGGTGAATTTGGAATTGTATCAGTTCCAATGAATGATGTGCATGGACACTTCAAACATACCGATGCAGACGGTACAGAGTGTCCGTGCTATGGATTCATCATCAAGCATCCAGAAATGGAGCGAATGCTCTACATTACTGATACAGAGTTTGTAAGGTGGCGATTTAAGGACATTAGCCACATACTGGTGTCTTGCAATTACCAAAAGAAGTACATTTCAGAGGATGTCACTGGTAAACGATTGCATGTCATTAAGGGGCATATGGAGCTAGAAACGTGTGCAGGCTTTATAGAAGCCAATACAACAGACACACTCCAGAACGTCATTATTTGCCATTTAAGCGCAAATAATGCAGTGCTGGAAGAAATGGTTACAAGAATAAAAGAAGTCGCAGGAATGGCAAATGTGGACGTTGCAGAAGCAGGTAAGATCTGGCAATTGTTTAATTACGAAACATGTCCGTTCCTGTAAGAAAGGAAAAGTAAATGAGCAATAAAGAAGCCGTGAAAATATTAAAGAAGAAACTTGATACTTGCACCAGAGCAACCGAACAAGCCTTGAAGAAAAAAGATTACAAGGCAGTTGAAAAGTCAATGAGAATCGCGTTTGTATTTATGAAGGCGCATAATGCTCTTAAAAAGCAGATTCCACAAAAACCGGTTATTCTGGCAGATAAGAACGCATGTGGCTGCTCTGTATGTGGAAACATCATAAATGATTGCCTTGCTTCCTATTGTTCAAAATGTGGACAGAAGATTGACTGGGAGGATTGTTAAATGTCTATTGCAAAAAGTGATGAAATCAAAAACCTTTTGGTTAGCAATAGTGAATTGATGGTTACGACAGCATATCCACATACCTATTGCCGTGTAGTACCCCTACAAACGGCATGTGAAATAGTCAACAACATTCTCGAAAACAGAGACATGCATAAAACAATTGCAGAAGAACCAGTCATCTGTGCATCAAGCGAAAATGTATACGAATGGTATTGCCCGACATGTGGCACACGGTACGAATCAGAAGCAGGGGTTTGCGTACACTGTCCATACTGCGGACAGAAGATAGATTGGAGTAATTATGATTTTGAATGAAATTTTAAAGCTTATGAAATGCTTTCCTGGTAGCAGTATCAACAGCGATGGATACTTGCTGTTAAACAAGCAACGTTCTGGCTTTTCTATAGCTGACATTGAGAGTGAAGAAGACCTTAAATGTAAGTTGCTTGAATCTGTGTCAAGGGACGCTTGCAAAACAATGGTTTATCAGCAGCACGTAAGGAATGTAAGATTTTGGAATATAACCCGAAAGAGTATAAACCAGTATTTACAGACAAATTTTTCTGACGATGACATGCTTGATATATACCAGTACTTAGGCAACGGCATCAGGCACAAGCTCACTAAAGAGTTTGTAGAAGGTGGATATGATCTAAAACTGATAAAGGAGGCACAAGATGAACGAGATTGAGGTCGGAACTTCTGTCTATCACGTAGATGAATACCGATTAACCAACTATGAGTTAAAACAAAAGGGATTCGAAGGGTTCGACAACTACGGACTTGAAGTTGTTGAATCGGTTGTTATAGCCGTGACAGACACACATTTTGATGCGATAACTGAAAAACGTGACATCGGAAGCAATACGAATAATATACATCATTGGGAGAGATTAGCGCTTGGAAGGGCAGTATTTCTAAGCAAAGAAGAAGCTGCGGAAGAAGCTGATAACCGTGCGCACAATATCCAGTTAGGATATCACTGCTCAAAATTTAGCCAGCGCCCAATGTATAAGAATTGGCTACACTGGCAAGATACAGCTAAGGCAAAGGCACCTAAAAAACAAACAGGTCATAGATCAAACTTTGTCGCGAAAAAAACTACACTTCCAGAGGAGCTTTACATTGCCTGGAGGGACGGAAAGTTAACCGGACCAGAAGGTGCAAAGAAGATAGGTGTTTGTGTCACGACTTTTGAAAGATATGCAAGAGAAGAACTTGCGAAGAGAGGTGATAGGCATACCATCAAGACTGGTAATAAAGTGCCTCCAAAGCCTTTGCCACCAATGTTTGATGATTGTTTTGAACAATGGAAACTTGGTTTACTCTCAGATGAAAAAGCAGCTAGACAATGTGGGATATCACATACAACATTCCGCAAGTATGCAAATATCCGTCTGAAAGAGATTGGAGAGCAGAGGAAGGGAATCCAGAGAGGAGTGATTCTTCCGCCAAACTTTACAGACGTGTATCTGGAATGGGAACAAGGAGACATTGGATGCAGCGAAGCCGCAAAGAAATGTGGTCTTGAATATTACACATTCAGATACTATGCAGAGAAAAGATACAATGAAAGGATGGACGCAGGAGTGTTCCAGTATTAAAAGAAAGAAGGATTTCAAAGTGAAGAAAAATCGGCAAGTCTTACTGGATGAAAAGTTAATTGTGCCTACGCTTGCTTTTGAACATAACATGACAGAAAAAGAAAGAAAAGATTTTCTCAAAGCCATGCGAGCAATGTTCAAATTGAAGATTAAGCAGGAAATAAGACCAGAGGAAGAACTTATGTATACTCTTACAAGGCAGAGGGAACTAGGCAGAAGAAAGAAAAGAATAAAACTTTAAAGAAAAGAGGCTTAGTATGAACAAAGTAATTTTAATCGGAAGATTAGCCAAAGACCCAGAAGTGCGTTATACACAGGGTCAGGAGACAATGGCGGTAGCCAGATATACACTGGCTGTAGACAGAAACCGTAAGCAGGATAATGGCCAGAATGCAGACTTCATCAACTGCATTAGCTTTAAAAAGAGTGCAGAGTTTGCTGAGAAATTTCTGCACAAAGGAACAAAGATTGCTGTTACTGGACGCATCCAGACAGGTAGCTACACAAATAAGGATGGACAGAAGGCGTATACAACGGATGTAGTTGTGGATGAGCAGGAGTTCGTGGAAAGCAAGAAGAATACGCAGCCAGCTCCAGAACCAGCACCTGCAGGTGGATATGAAGGTTTTATGAATATTCCAGATAATGTGGAAGATGAAGGACTACCGTTTAACTAAAAAAGAAGGGAGAGGTTTGAGATGATTATTGTAAGACAGGATAGAAACGCCTTTTACAACTGGGACAATGTAATTGACATTTACATTAACGGACTTTCAAGAACAGAAATATTATTAAAACACGTTAAAGGCTCAAACGAGTCGACTGATTACCCAATTGGCAAATATAAGAACGCAGAAAATGCCAAGGCTGCATTCGAGAAACTTATAGAGAACATTTCAAAAGAGATTCCACTTGTTGTTGTGCGAACCGATGAAGAAATTGAGAAAAGTCAGAATGTAGCGTAGGAGGGCATGGATAGTGGAAAAGAAGCATGAAATGTGGGAATTAAATCAATTGCAGTCCCTTCCCTTAAACGCAAAAATTCAGAAAACAAAAGACAACATCCAAAACTGGGTAAATGCCTTTGGAAAGGAAGCAGTGTATGTATCTTTTAGTGGAGGAAAAGATAGTACGGTATTGCTTGATATCGCAAGAGAGATTTATCCACAAATCCCTGCAATTTTCGTTGATACAGGCTTGGAATTTCCACAGATCAGAAATTTTGTAAAGATGTTTGATAATGTGGAGATTTTGAAACCTCAAATGAACTTTGAACAGGTCATCAGAAAATACGGATATCCATTTATTAGCAAAGAGGTTTCTGAGTGTGTATATGGTGCAAAGAAGTACTTGACAAGCATAATTGAGTCAGGAATCCTTGACCAGACAGACAGACAGACAGACAGAC